TGCGGATGCACTGCTTGTAGTTCTCGATGTACTTGTCGCGGGTGGGCAGGCCGATCTTGATGTCATCGTGGACATTGACCGACTCGACCACGTCCATGTCGAAGCCGTAGGCGTGGATCTGATCAGCTACCTTCTGGATCTCGTCGATCTCCCAGATCTCGCCGGGCATCTTGTCGTGCAACGCCCAGACGATGCTGGTCACGCCGGGGATCTGCTTGATGTCGCTCAGGCTGATGGGATCGTTGCCCTCGCCATACCAGCGCCAACCCATTTTCATAGGCATAGGAAAATCCTCCTGTTTTATATTTTCTGCTTTGCATTTTCCGCGCAGCCGTGTGCCGCGCTCTTGTACTTATATTCTAGTATATCAGTTGCGTTTTTTCAATGGTCGCTTTGCCGGTTTTTAATGTTTCTTCTTGTATACTTTAGACAAAAAGAACAAAAATCCGTCGGACATCACCCGCCCGACGGATTTTTACACGATTCAAAATGCCGGTTTCAGCGTTTCAGCTTCTGCCGGATGGACGGAGCCAGCACATCCTTGAAATATTCAAAGGTGTCCAATTCCAGAATGGCAGAGCCTGTCAGATAAATGCCCAGACCAACCACCACCTGAATGATCACCGTCAGCAGATCCGGCAGGTGCAGGAAAATGACCAGATACATGCACAGGCCCGCGCCCACTGCCAGCAGCAGGGTCGGCAGGATATCACGCATCTGTTCCAGATAGCCATAGCCGATCAGCTTTTTGTTGAGCTGTGCATCCAGGATCTGGGTCACAACATTCGTGATCAGCATACCATATGCAATGGCCTCGACGCTGACACGGAATGTTGCCAGCAGAAGAAGGATGCACACCCCTTCGTTCAAAAGCTGACATTTCAGGTAAAGATCGCTGCGGCCCACCGCCTTGGCTGCATTCAGGTTTGCCGTGATGATCGGCCAGCACGCATACCCCAGACAGAACACCCTGAGGAACAGCACACAGGGCAGCCACTTCTCGGTGAGGATCAGGCGCACCAGCGGTTCGGCACAGAACGCAGTGCTCATCATCACCGGCGCAATAATATAGGTACAGGTCTTGATGGAGCGGCGGGTCATGTTCTTGACCTGCGCACGGTCATCCTGCAGTGAGGACATGACCGGGAACAAAACGCTCTCAATGGAAGTATCCACGCTTGACGCGATATTATAAGTCAGGTTATCGCCCTGATTGTAATACGCCAGATCCGCCGAGGTGTACATCTTGCCGATGATCAGGCTGCGCAGGTTGTTGTAGATGACGCTGCTCAGCGACGAGGCCAGCAGCTTCCAGCCATAAGAGAGCAGCCCTTTCAGGTGCTGCCACGAAAATTCCATCTTAGGCCGCCAGGAGGACAGCTTCCACAGCACCAGCGTGTCCACCGTGATATTGGATACCTGCTGCACCACCAGCGCCCAGACTCCAAAGCCCATATAGGCAAGGCCCAGACCCAGGACCGTGGATACGATCGCGCCCGCAAAGGCGGAATAGAAAAAATACTGGAACTTCATGTTCCGGGTCACATGCGCCTGCTGGATCGTTTTGATGCCGCAGACCGCCACTGTCAGGCTGATGCCGCGAAAGATCGGGGTCATGCTGGGGTCATTGTAGAAAGCAGCCAGATACGGTGCCGCCACGAACATTCCCCCATACAGCACAAAGCTGATCACAATGCTGAAAAAGAACGCCGACGAGTAATCCAGCTCGTCCACTTCCTTCTTCTGCACCAGCGCGGTGCCAATGCCGCAGTCCAGCAGGACATACATGATATTGTTGAACACCGTCACCAGTGCCACCTTGCCGTAATCATCGGGTGTAAGGATGCGCGCCAGAAGGATGGACACTACCGCTGAGATCAGCTGCACACCGCACCGCTCTGCAAAGCGCCAGAAAAAACCGTTTACAATAGCATTTTCTTTTTTCTCGTTCATTCCTGCGTCCACTCAAATTCCTTTCAAAAAAGCCGGTCGGTCTGCACCCTGCGCAGAAATGCATTTCCGCCGTATCCTTATCATCCTCTTCCCTGCTGCCAAAACAACTGAGCAGAGATAGTTAGTTTTATAATATCACACCCATCCATGCATTTCAACCAACATATTCTTAAGAAATGACGGCCCAAAAATTTCATTTAAAAAGAGAAAAAGCGCTTGACTATCTGCCGGGAACGTGGTAATATATTCAAGCAGTCCGCATCACGGTCTTTCACCTCAGAGATTTCAGGGCTGCGAAAACAATACGGTATGCGAGGGTGGCGGAACTGGCAGACGCGCACGTTTGAGGTGCGTGTGGTTTATCCTTGGGGGTTCGAGTCCCCTCCCTCGCACCAAAAGATACCCGCGAAGTTACGTTGAAAATTCGTAGCTTCGCGGGTTTTTCGTTTTTGGCAGTGGTCAGATACTGCCAGATACTGCCCAATACTGCCTGATTTTGCGGGGGCATTGTAGTGAGACTGTAGTGTAAAAAATTGCCCCGGGAGGCCAGCTTTCACCGTGCTCCCCGGGGCGACTTGTAGGGAAATTAAAGATTTTTGCTCACATAGGCATCCAGCTGAGCGGTGTACCGGGCGTTTTCCTTCTCCCGCAGATGCTGGTAGATGCGCCGGGTGGTCATGATGTCCGAGTGGCCCAGGAGCTGCTGCGCCACCATATCCGGCACGCCCGCGTAGAAAAGATTCGTGGCGAACAGGTGCCGGAACTGGTGGGCCGTGACCAACGGTTTGTACACGACCCTCTCCACGATCCGCTCCGGGCGGTTCTGGTATGCGGGCATCTTCGTTGTGCGGGTGTAGCTTTCACACAGCCCCAGCTCTCGGCAGTACAACATCCATTGATGGCTGTACTGACACTGAGTGAGCGGCTTGCTTGTGCCGGACAGAACATAGTCCTCCGGCTGGTGCGCAGCCTTCCCCGTTTCCAGCATGGGCCGCAGCGGTGTCAGCACAGGGATGCTACGGTAAGCCTTCTCCGTTTTCAGCAGTTCCCGGTAGGGCTGATTATGGTCCCACGGCATGGCCTGTACCGGCGTGATCTTGCCCGCGTCCAGATCCACGTCCTTCCACTGCAAGCCGTTTGCCTCGCCCATGCGCAGCCCGGTGTACTCAAACAGCCACGCCCAGAAGCCGCAGCCCTCCGGGTGGGCGTTGATCAGATCGCGCTGTTCCTCGGTGGGCTCCACCCTGCGGCCATCCTTCAGCCCGGCGGGCAGTTTCGCCAGCAGCACAGGATTACCGGTGCCGTGGAAGTTCGCACACCAATAGGTGAAGATGCAGGACAGCACGCTTTTTGCGTTTTTGATGGAATGCTTGCTTTTGCCTTCCATCTTCAGGTGCGCCAGATACCCGCCCACCGCCTGAGCATCGATGTCGTTCATCACGGTATCGCCAAAATAGGCTCTGGCAGGAGCAAAGTGCTTCTTGTAGGCGTTCACCGTACCCCGCCGCACCGGCTTTTCCGGGCCCCGGATATACTCTTCATACGCCACCGACACCGCCCGGAACGTGTAGCGCTTTTCCTTCGGGTCCATGCATTCCAGTTTATACGCCAGCACCGCGTCCTGATATTTGCGCTCCGCTTCAGCCTTGGTCTTGCCATAAAACACCCGGGGCTTCGGCAGACCCACCGAACGGTGGATGCAGACACCGCCGTCCGGGCGCTTTGCGGGCTGCTTCTTTGATTCAGCCATAAAAATAACACCTCCATAAGGGTACACTTTGACAAGCCTGCCCAGAGGTGCTACAATACAGATGTCTGGTCTGTGCTTCCCACCTCTGGGTAAGCCGATCTATTCCAAACGCTCTCGGTGTTGGTAGCACCGGGGGCGTTTTTGCATTTTCAGGTTCACCCACCACATGCAAACCTGCGCAGCGCTCGCATATGGCGACAACAAAAATCTAGTTGATTGCAACAAAAAGGGGCATACAAACTTTGTAGTCACGAAAAAGTGAGTGTTCATGCGGGCTTTTGGGTAAAACATACAGAGACATACTCAAACTCTTATCCTGACCCTGAACAGAAGAAAAGAAGAGTATACGCACGCGAGAACGCGCTTGATGCCCGCACGCGTAGGGTTTATAGGGATTTCTGTAGTCAAAGCTACACGTATGCAAGCGGGAGGTCAGCCGATCCAGTGCATCCAGCCTACGGCCTTACCCTCGATCTGCACGTCGTTCATTTCCTCACGGCGACGAATGATCGATTCAAAGGCGGGATTCTCGGGCCGCAGCTCAATGTAATCGTTGTGCAGGTACACTCGCTTGAGTGTAGCTTCTTCCCCTATTCGCACAGCAGCGATCTCGCCATTCTCCACCTCAGGCTGAATGCGGATATACACCACGTCCCCGTCGTGGATACCCGCACCGATCATGCTTTCACCCTGGCATTTCAGGGCAAAGTCACAGCGCATATCCACCGGGGCGTTTACGTCGCCCTCCCGGTTCTGGATGGCCGTGATGGGGTCGCCGCAGGCGATGGCACCGATCAACGGCACCTTCCTCATCTTCGGCAGCGGCATGAAGCCCGGAGGGATGGTGGGCTTTTTATCGAGCTGCACCGATACTTTGGGCGCGCTTCTTTCCGCAGGGACGTCGTACCCCATCAGCCAGGCCTCCGACACGTTCAGAGCGCGGGCGAGCTCATACACAGCGTCCTGCTTTCCTTCCCAGTCGCCCTTCAGGTAGTGAGAGATGCTGTATTTAGAGATTCCAGAGCGGGTAGCCAGTTCGATCTGCTTCATCCCGCGCAGATCCAGTCCTTCCCGTAGGCGCTGCGCAAAGGTCGCGGTCTTCTTCGCCATAATGGTGGCTCCTTTCTTTACGTTCTGGTGTAAGTATAATATACCGGTTGCGAAAAATCAATACCAAGTGCGAACTAAATTGTGAAATCTCTATTTTTGTGTTGACATTTCGCAATTGCCGCGCTATACTGTGGCCGTGGTTGCGAAACCGCAACACTACAGATAGGAGGTGAAAACTATGCCCACCATGGATTACACCCTGCTGCGCGGGCGCATCCGCGATTGCGGAATGACCCAGAAGGATTTAGCGGAAAAAGCTGGGATCAGCGAAGGGCAGTTCTGCCAGAAGCTGGCCGGGAATTTTGCATTCCGCCAGGACGAGATCGACCGAATTTGTGCCTTGCTGAGCATTTCGCCCGCAGACATTGGCCGCTACTTCTTTTTACCGAAAAAGTTGTGATTTAACAACATTCAAGGAGTAACCACACATGAAACGCCCAGATGCCTGGCACGACGCGTATCGCGCCATCTACTCCACCACCGGATGCATCCGGCTGACCGTCGCACAGGCCGCTGCCCAGATGGGCACCAGCCCCAAGCGGGTCACGCAGCAGTATCCGTATGGTTGGAGCGGTCAGGGCCGGGGCAAGACCATCCGGCTGGACACCCTGCTGGATCAGGAATTCAAACTTTACTGAGGAGGAATCACAATGAGACTGAAACCCGGAGTTTTGCAGTGGGCAGCGGTCGCCTGCTTCTGCGTCGGCCTGATCTACGCCCTCGGCCTTGAGGGCGGTGCACAGATCGGCCAGCCCATCACAGACGGCGAGTTCATCACCGCGATGGTGCTGATCCTGACCTCCATCGCGCTGGGCCGTCTGAGCTTTGCGCTTGAGGACCGGCCGCAGCGCAGCCGCTACGGCAAGATCAACCGCACCCACGCCCGCAACACCGAATATCCTGCCCTGCCGGAGCACAGCAGCCGCAGGGACGCATGAGAGGAGGACACACGATGTTTAACGACAAACGCCGGGGCGACATTTGGTGGGCGCAGGACACCGCCCACAAACGGGAGGGCACCTGCCTGATCCGGGGTGACCGACCGGTGGTGATCGTCAGCAGCGACGAAGTCAACCGCAACACACGCATCGTTACAGTGATTCCCCTGACCTCCAGCCCGGCGCAGCTGGCCCGCGGCGACGGCACCTACGATCAGGTTCTTTTGACCGGCTACGGCGCACCGAGCATGGCCCTGACCCGGCAGGTGCACGCAGTGGACACTGACGATCTGACTGAGTATCGGGGCCATTTGACGGATGCCGATATGCTCCGGCTGGACGCGGTCCTCCGCCGTGCGCTGGGGGTATGAAGTGGTACACGGCCTACCTCCACCGAACAGAGGAGATTCTCGCCTGCGGCACCGCGCAGCAGGTGGCCGAGGCTTTAGGGATGAAGATGGGCAGCTTTTACACGGCCGTCTCCCGGAGCCGGGCATGGAAAAACCGCAGATATGACTTCGTGATCGAAGAGATCAGCGAGGACGAATTTAAAAAGGAGTATGCCTCATGAAAACGCTTAAAGTCAGATTGACCTTTACCGAGCCGCTGCTCGGCACCTGGCCCGCCAATCAGAACGTGGCCCGCGAGTACATCGCGTCCAAGGGCCCGGATGCGGCTACCATCGAGGATGAAGTGGCTGCCCTGGGCGCGGATGCCGCAGCCGACAAGGCGATGACGGTATTCCCCCGCAACGAGGCCGGGCAGCCCATCCTGTATGATTACCAGGTAAAGGGCTTCTTCAAAGACAGCTGCGGTATGCTGGGCCGCATCGGTGGCAAGGACGAGAAGGGCAAGAAGAAAGCCGTGAACGAATCCGGCAAGCTGACGGCCTACAAGAAGATCATCGACGGCCTGATCTTTGTCGGGCCCCGCCAGATTCCCCTGATCCTCAACGGAGAAATGACCGAGTGCCAGCGCCCCCTGCGGGCCCAGACAGCCCAAGGCGAGCGCGTGAGCCTTGCCAACTCCGAGCAGATTCCCGCAGGCAGCACCTGCGAGTTCGAGATCACCTGCATGGACGATGCCCACGAAAAGGCGGTTCTGGAATGGCTGGACTACGGCAAGCTCCGGGGCCTGGGCCAGTGGCGCAACAGCGGCAAAGGCCGCTTCACCTACGAGCTTCTCGGCTGATCGCAAAGGCATTGGGCTGCCGTGCGACGCAACGGCAAAGGATGGCATTGCCAAGAGTGGCAGCGGCAAAGCACTGCTGTGGAAGCATAGCAAAGGCGTTGATTAGCTAAGACATGCAAAGGCACGGCCCGGTTTCGCGGAGAAAAGCAAGGGCAAGGCATGGCGAGGATTCGCGCTGCAATGGCTATGCCTCGCAAAGAGAGGAGGAGCAATGGCAACGGCTTGCGACGCAGTGGTTGGCGCGGCAATGGCATAGCATTGAGACGAGGGGCGAGGCGCGGCAACGGCAAAGATACAGCTCCGAACTGCAAAGCGTAGATTCGACAGAATCTTTTTATAAAAGGAGCGTAACACTATGAATTTTGACCTTCACCTTTACGGCGAGACACCGGAAGAACTTCTGAATGTACTGGCTCACCTGGGCCACATGGACAGCAACTACCGCACCCCTAGCCCTGACGAGCGTCACCCTGCGCAGGCTCCCGCCCCGCAGCCCCAGAGCGAGCCTGCGACGCAGCCGGACAAGCCCAAGGCGCAGACCCCCGCCAATCAGAAAAAGGCCACACAGAAGCCCGCAGCCGTCTCTGCGGAGGAGCCCGCAAACCCTACAATGGCCGAAGCCTCGGATTCTCCATCGCAGGCGGATGCCGCATCGGCGACCTCAACCTCCGCGCCAAAATCCGCACCCGTTTCTGACCCTGCCACGCTGGACAAAATCCGCGAACTGGCCCGCAGCTTGATCGTGGCTGGCAAGCGAGCAGGTGTTCAGGCAGCCATCAAAGCCACCGGTGCTGCATCCGTCTCTAAGCTGCCGCCTGACAGCTACACCAGCGTCTGGGAGGAACTGCTCAAGCTGAAAGACGAGGTGGACGCAAATGCCTCCAATTAAACACGCCCTGCTGGGTGCATCCAGCGCAGCCCGGTGGATCGCCTGCCCGCCCAGTGCCCGGGCCACCGAGCACCTGCCCGGGGAGACCAGCAAGTACGCCGAAGAGGGCACCCGGGCGCATGAACTGTGCGAAAAAGCGCTCCGCTACAAGCTGGCAAAGTGGGAAGCCGGAATACCCTTTGATTTGCTGTCCGACTGGGCGCAGCAGTCGATGCCGACAGAAATGTTTAATGCCGTTTGCCGGTATACCTCTTTTATCCACGAGCTGTGGGTGGGATTCCCCTGCCGCCCGGGCGTGTTCATCGAGCAGGAGGTGGACGTGAGCCAGTGGGTGCCCGGCGGCTTCGGTACCTGCGACTGCCTGCTGATCGGCGACGGCATCCTGCACATCATCGACTTCAAGTATGGGCAGGGCGTACCGGTGAACCCGGAGCACAACCCGCAGCTCATGTACTACGCCCTCGGGGCCTACGCCCTGTTTGAGGGCATCGAAGAGGTAGACACAGTGCGCCTGAGCATCGTACAACCCCGGATGCAGGAGGAACCCCAGACATGGGAGCTGCCGCTGGCCGACCTTCTCACCTGGGCACGGGAGGTGCTGCAGCTTGCAGCCGAACTGGCATGGAAGGGCGAGGGCGTGTACCACCCCGGAGGTCATTGCAGATTCTGCAAAGCTTATCCTTCCTGCCGGGCATGGCAGAAGCAGTATGGCCCGCTGGCCGGGTTTGAGCCTTACCCGGAACCCGCTACACTCTCCGACGAAGAGCTGGGCGAATGGCTGCAGAAGCTGGAAGGGCTGGCCGCCTACGCCAAAGACCTGGAAGAATACGCACAGCAGGCGCTTCTGGATGGCCGCAGCCTGCCCGGCTGGAAGCTGGTACAGGGCCGCAGCACCCGTAAATGGACCGATCAGGATGCCGCCTTCCGGCAGATGGAGCACGACGGCATCGACGAGGCCATGCTGTACACCCGCACGCCAATTTCCCTGACCGCTGCCGAGAAGATGATCGGCAAAAAGAAATTTGCCGAGACCATGTCGGCCTTTATCACCCGGGCACCCGGCGCGCCCAAGCTGGCAGCAGCCAGCGACCCGCGCCCTGCCTACAACCGCTTAGAGGGCTTCACGCCCGAGGAGGACTAACTATGAACGCAAACGAAATCATTATCCCCTGCCGCCTGTCTTACGCCAACATCTGGGAGCCCAAGCAGGTGAACGGCACCGGCGACCCCAAGTACAGCTGCTGCCTGCTCATCAAGAAAAGCGACACTGCAGCCATCGCCAAGCTCAAGGCCGCCATCGAGGCCGTCAAAAAGGACCCCAGGGCACTGGCCCGCTGGGGCGGCTCAGTGCCCAAGAACCTGAAGCTGCCCCTGCGCGACGGCGACACCGAAAAGGACGACGAGAACTACGAGGGCTGCTACTTTCTGAACGCCAACGCCAGCGAGAGCCGCCGTCCGAAGATCATCGACCGTGCCTGCAACGACGTACTGGATCAGGACGAGGTGTACAGCGGCTGCTACGCCAAGGTCAAGATCGGTCTGTTCTCCTACAGCGCCAGCGGCAACAAGGGCATTGGCGCAGGGCTGGAGGTCATCCAGAAGGTCCGCGACGGCGAGCGGCTCTCCGGCGGCAACTCCACGGACGGCTTCGAGGTCCTGAGCGACGACGATGACAGTTTCCTCGACTAAACACCCGTACACCGGAGGCCCCCGCAAAGGACCTCCGGTCTTTTATCAGGAAAGGAGGAACCCATGAAACCGATCATCACGGTGGATATAGAGACCTACTCGCCGCAGGACATCGCCAAGGTCGGTGCCTACCGATACGCCCAAGACCCAGACTTTCAGATCCTGCTGCTGGGCTATGCCAACGAGAACTCAGACACGCCCAGAGTGCTGGATCTGACCAGCTGGCCGGACACGAAGCACTTCCTTCGGGAACAGCTGCCGTGGCTGCTGGATGACAGCTACACCAAGCGGGCCCACAACGCCGCTTTTGAGTGGTGGTGCTTGTCGGAGGCCATGGGCCTGAGCTGGGAGCAGCGAGTACTCTGGCTCCAGCAATGGGAATGCAGCATGGTACACGCACTGTACTGCGGCCTACCTGCCCAGCTGGGGGCCCTCGGTGCGGCCCTGAAGCAGCCGGAGGACGCGCTCAAGATGAAGGAGGGTAAGGCGCTGATTGCCTACTTCTGCAAGCCCTGCAAGCCCACAAAGCGCAACGGCGGGCGCGCCCCCCCCCCCCCCCCACACCACCCACCACACCGGGCG